AAGTAATCCCAACAAAGTTTTTCCCAATGCTTTTGCCCCGTCGCCAATAGCTGTAAAAACTGCTTTACTTTCAGCCCCGCCACGTCCTAACGCTAAAAGACTTTCGCCAAATGCGCTATTTAAACCTAACGTTTCTTTTAGTTTGTCGCCATACGCAATAATTGCGTCGGATGCCTCCGTATAATTTCCGACGTTCAATTGAAATTTCCCGGTTGCTTCCTGCAAACGTTTCATTTCTTCGTATATTTCTTTGGTCTGCGCAACCAATTTTCGCCCCTCCTCGGTGTTTTCCCGTTCGGCTTTAGTCATGTTGTTTAAATAAATCTTATTCAATGAATATTGCGCCGATAAACGGTTATAACTACCCTCGGCGGATTGATTTATTTTCACAATCAGTTTATTAATTTGGTTCGCTTCCTGCTGTGCCAATTTTAACTCGGCTAACTTTTTGGCGTTCTCGCTTTCTGCAAACGCCAAATCACGTTGCGCACGTGCCAAACGTTCCGCATCGTCTGCGGCTTTTTTGGTTGTCTTTCGCCCGTCCTCCGTTGCGCCGGAAACCTTTTTCAGAATCTCCGCCAATTGTATTGCTTCGGCTTTGATATTTTTCAGCGCATTTGTATATGTGTCCGAAAGTTCATCCAATTGTTTTATCAAATCTGTAATCGAATTATCTGGGCTTATTAAATCCGAATATTTGATTGGGTTGTTATTATCTGCCATACGCCGATTATTAAGTTATTTACGGGAAATTCCCCCGTCTGTTGCATTTTCTTTTCTCAAACGTGTAATTTATCGCCTAAAAATAAAAACGCCGGAAATCGCCTTATTTTACTTTTTTCGCTTGTTTGCTTTTTTGGCTTGTTCCTTGATATACTCAAATGCGTTGTAATATTCCAAAACGGTAAATTTCTTTGGGTCAACATGCAAATTTTGGGACAATATCAAACACATATTTTCAAATTGTCTGTCATGCCTAATTTCCACGCTTTCCGACCCGGTAAACGTCTGCGGGTTGAAATAGGTTATCAACTCCGCCGTAATGTCGTCAATCTCTTTTGCGTCCGCCTCGGTTGCCCGACCGTCTATTATTGTGCGTAATACAACAATCGTTCTTTGTTTCAATTTATCGTAATACTCTTTCAATGTCGCATCATCGAACAACCGGGGAAAATACAAACGCAATTCATCGTCTATTTTTTTTTTAACCGCTTCCAAATGGGCGGTTATCTCTGAATTTGCAACGTCTTTAAAAAGACTCATTGTTTGTTGCAATCCAT